GAATAACCTACAAAGCAGAACTGCACAGTGAAAGTTATATAGGTTTAAACGCACCGATAATTGGCGGGGCTGGTAGTGTTTTTTACTTGGCCTATAATTGGAGCGACTATTTACAAAATAATCAAGCATTAACTTTTGGAGAAGCAAATATTTCCGCGGCATATAAAGCCAGAGTATTGGCAGATGGTGGCACCTTTGAAAATGAGGACTGTCTAAAAGAGTTTTTAGGTGAAACTGACACGGTTGTTTCTTTTACTTATAACGTTAGTGAAGATAGGACAGAAATAACGCTGGCAGATGCAGTTTATAGCGATCAAACAATCATTAAAAATGACGTAAGTGATGCGGCTAGTTTTGTTCCTTCGTTTAGTCCAAGAATACAAGGTTTAGAAACTGAATGGAAAAATGAAGATGATATTATTATTTCTTCATTAATGACTAGCAGCACGACAATAATCTTTGCAAATAGAGATGCTTATTTTGACAGATTTTTAGATTTTTATCTTACTATAAATGACGATGATATGCGGCTCGTAGTTTACAGAGAAGTATCTAGTGTATATGAATTAGAATGGGCGGGGAATATTGTTGCTGATTTGATTGAATGGGATAATGTATCCAAACCAAGACCGTACACTTTCAAAGCAATAGACGGTATTGATAGAATAAGGGATGTATTTTATGAGGGTGATATAAACTCATTGAACTTATCTAAAGTTATTGTCATAATAAAAAATATTTTAGATTTAAACGGATTATCTCAATTTTGGGGAGCAAGTGAAACGTACATAAGAGACAGTATTGAATATTCAACACCTAATATTGCCGGAGTAAATTTAACATCTTCTATCTTAGATTATTCTTATATGCCGGAAAATCTACTACTACAAAAAGAAGGTGAAAGCGAAACAAGATTTAAGACGGGCAGAGAATCTTTAAAAGGTATTTTAGAATTATTTGGGGCTCGAATAATACATTGTGATGGTATGTATTGGGTGCATCAAATAAGAAACTATGATGCAACTAGCACATTTAGGTATAGAGATTTTAATAAAACAAGCAATATTTACAGTACTGCACTGTATGGGTTTAAAAATAGCAATCTTATACCTATGGCAATGGGCAAGTTTGGCAATATGTACGGTATTAAAAGGGCGAGCATTGAAACGGTTGGATCTGATACTATAAGATTTGCAACACCTAGCGATGCTTATAGTTTATTATATACGGATACTAATACTAAAATAAGAGAACCTAATTCTACGACTTTATTAACCCCTGAACTATCGTTTAACGTTGGAAACGTAGTAGGCGGGTTGTCTGTAGGAAATTCTTTTGTTGTGTCATTAGACACTAAGGCAACCCAAGCGGGGGGATTAGGATGGACAATTTTTAAATTTCAATTGGAAATGAGACTTCATATTACTAGCGGAAATAAGTTTTTAGCTGGTGGGGGTTCAATAGCTCCTTACTGGGGTGATGACTCGATAACTGTAAAAAGATATTGGAATAAAACAATAGATAGCCGAAATTTAAATTGGCGAAAAATGCAATGGGATACTCCAGTAATACCATACAACATTGATAATGCAGAAGTAAAAATAGAGTTTGTAATAACTAAACTAACTGGCAGTTCAGTACCCGCTTACCACACATTATTTTTGACAAAAGAGTTAGAAATATTTTCACCGACGGATAGAAGCCAAGGAAGTGAAGAAATTTATATTGATAACACATCAACCGCATTCACTAAAGATTTAGATTTAGGACAATTAATAATAAACGAAGGAAACAATTTAATAAGCACCAATACATTAAGCGTAAATACAAACTACTTAGGGGCTGGATCAGTAAACTTGGAAGAAGTAAATTTGTGGGATGGTGATTTTGATGATAATATGTCACTTTCAGCGTTAAGAGTGGCCGAGGCAATGAGTTTGCAATTTAAACCGCTGCAAAAGTATATGGGCAAATTTGACGGGGATTATTACCCTATCCAAACCATTCAATATAATGATAAAACATTTGCGTGTATGAATATGCGAAAGGATTATACATTTGATGAGAATGATGGGATGTGGTTTGAAGTGATAACAGCTAGAGCCGGTTTGACTTCAAATATAGATTTGGGTAAACCAACAACTGGTGAGGGGCAAGGTGAGACAATGATGATAAATTATTTTCAAGAAAAGGAAAGTTTGGGATTTGTCACAGAAGAAATATTGGCGGCCACAATTACGTCACTACCGTGTGACATAGCAGATTTTACTAAAATACAAAGAGGGGATACTTTTAGGCTAATATACGAAGATACAAAAGAAACTTTATTGACCGTGGTATGTGATGCGGATATGGTAGTAACTGATACAGCTATGAGTATAAATAGCAAAGTGGTAGAGTTTGATATACCCGCTGGAGTGACAATAGTTTACGGTTATAAACAAATGTACTTTTCTGAAAAAATAAGATTTGACACCTTGCAAACAACATTTGTAACCACAGCACCGACAACACTAGAGGACATGAGACACGGAGAAATTAGATTTATTGGGCGGAATATCTATGTAAGAGATGGTGAATTATTATACAGACATCACGGTTCTCAGTACAACCCATAATGCCGACAATGCCAAAGCGGGTGCATTCCATTAAGGAGTACAACCCTAGAAAAGAAAAAACTAATTGGTTAAAAGACCAAGAAGATTTAAAATTCTACAACACTCAGGCTTGGCGTAAATTATCAATTGCTTACAAAATGACAAACCCCGTGTGTGAGGTGGACCAATGTACACAACCATCATATTATACGGATCACATAAAGCCGGTATCTGAGGGCGGTGATAAATGGGATACCAATAATTTTCAAGCACTTTGCAAAAGTTGCAACGCATCAAAAACTGCGAAACAAGTAAAAAGGTAAAATAAATTACATACAATTAAGTTGCTTAATAATTTAATTTGCACTAATGATTGGTGATGCTGTATATTCTTTATTAAATGTGTCGGCGGTGACTAGTTTAGTTGCACAACTGAACTATGGAATTTCGGCACAAGAAGATTTATTTCCGCGTGTAATAATCACAGAAAGCGGAACACCAGAGAACTTCAAAGATGGGTATTCAATTATCAATCATGATGTTGAGATAAATATATACGCATCAAAGGGCAAAGATGGAAACGCTGGATTTTTGGAAGCGTCAAATATAGCGGATGCAATAGAAACAATTTTGCACCGGTACAAAGGCACCGTAAATGGCAAAGATATTCGGCAAACATTATTTAGCAATCAAGAAATATTATTTGATAACACCAGCCAATGTGCTAGAGTGATTATGGAATATTCAATAAGACAAAGCAAAGTAAAACCGTCAGGTTTTGTAGTAACGGAATCGGGTGAGTTTTTAATAACAGAAGCAAGCGTAAGCATAATAAAAGAATAAAATGAGTATAAAATTTTCAGAATTTACAGCGGTAACGGATTTTACTGAATTGGTAGGTCTTTCAGCATCTGATAATGGCAAGATCACAAAAGCAGATTTAAAAACCATATTGGGAGTTACTCAATTAGAAGGGATGATAACTTCATCACCTGATGGCTTGGTTTATATTGTTGCGAATAATATTCAAGATATTCTAGCCAATACCTTAAAGATATCATTCGATAGTGCAAGTAAAGCAAGGCTATTGAACACAAGCGGAACCAATACTGGCGATGGACAACTTTTGAATGTGACTACCACAGAAAGAGATGCAATTTCTTCGCCAAATCCTGGGCTGATGATATTTAACACAACTACAAGCACAACTAATTTTTACAACGGGAGTGCGTGGGTTTAAAAAAATTAACAAATAAAAAAAATGGCAATAACTTTAGATAATTTAGTAGGAATGGACGGCGGCAAGTATACGGATGGAACCGTTGCAGCTACTTCATCAGATAACTACCAATTTTTGGTGGTGAACGAAGATGCAATCTTCACAACATTAACGGATCAAGACGACACTGATGTAGTGGCAGAATGGGGCGTGAGCGGCAAGACAATCACAAAGGGCATGATATTAGGTCCAAAGGGTGATAAGGCGTTTAAAAGCGTTGTTGTTGCTAGTGGGTCTGTATTATTAATCAGAGGGTAATATGTACGGGTACGGTTTCCAATACAGCAAGATTGACACCGACACACCTGGGCAAGTGATCGCATTAGCTTATAAGCTACGAGTGATTGCAGACGGTGGCGTTTATGAAAACAATAC